AGGTGCTCCGACAGATGGGCATGAGCCCCACGGTGGTCGCGAAGCTCTCCCTGCAGGATGGCATCAACGCCGTCCGCCAGTTCCTCCCGAAGGTCTGGGTGGACGAGGACAAGTGCGAGACCGGGATCGAGGGTCTTCGCCAGTACACGAAGCAGAAGCTAGAAGAGCGCGGCCCTGATGGGGAAGCCCTCTATAGCGATACGCCCGCTCATACGTGGGCATCCCACCCCGCCGATGCTCTTCGTACACTCGCTGTCGGCCTACGGAAAGATCCCCAGAAAGACCAGAAGATCTACCCAGAACTCGCGATTGTCTAGGGGGTTACGTGTCCGCGGACCTCTACCGAAGGCTCGACAAAATCGAGAAGGACATGGAGGCCATGGGGCGCCTTGTCGAGCGTTTGGTGAAAAGTGTGCAAAGATTGCAGAGGATCTCGCGAGAGAACCTCCGGGACATCTATGTTCATCCCGACACTCCCCTCCCGAATATCCTGCGAGAACTCGGAATTGGGCATGAACCTGGTCACAAGCCCAGGAAGAAGAAGGGAGTGAAGCGTGGCTAACGGCGGAGCGCTCATTCCGGACGGCGCAGACCCCACGCTGGGACTCACCCATCCCTTAGAGCCCCAGCGAGACAGCGAGCGCCTGGACGAGGGAGAGATCAAGGCCATCGTCTCCCACGAGATCGAGGACGCCCTGGGCGGCCTGGGCTCCCAGGTGTCCGAGGAGAGACGCAAGGCACTGCGCTTCTACTACGGGCGCGAGTTCGGGAACGAGGTCGAGGGCCGCTCGAAGGTCGTGCTGACGGACGTCGCAGACACGATCGAGTGGGTGATGCCCTCCCTGATGCGGATGTTCACGGGTGGGCGCTTCGTAGTGAAGTTCCATCCTCGCCGAGAGGATCAGGTCGAGGCGGCAGACCAGGCCACGGAGTACATCAACAAGGTGTTCCGGGAGGAGCAGCGCGGCTTCCAGCTCCTCCACGACTGGTTCAAGACGGCCCTGCTGGAAAAGAACGGGATCGTCAAGGTCTACTACGAAGAGCGCACAGACCCGAAACGCCAGACATATCGCGGACTTTCAGAGCAAGAGGTAATGCTCCTCCTGAACGACCCGCGGCTAGAGCCCATCGAGTTCGAGCAGAAGCCAGACGGCACCATCGACGTCACCGTCCGGCAGTCATTCACGATCGGAGCCATCAAGATTGACGGGGTCCCTCCCGAGGAATTCCTGATCGCCAGGCGCACGATCGAGCTGAACGACTTCACCCCCTTTACGGCCCACCGCAAGAAGGTCACCGTCTCAGACCTCGTGGCCCTGGGCTACCCGAAGGAGCTGGTCGAGACGCTCCCTTCCGACGATACGCCCGAGTATTCGCAGGGTCGGACCGAAAGACTATCTGAAGACGAGACCTTCCCGGTCACTACAGAGCGGACCGACCCTGCGTCTCGGGAGATCTGGACGACCGAGTGCTACGTGCGGGTCGATGAGGACGGCGACGGGTACGCCGAGCTTCGGAAGATCACGGTCGTCGGCGAGCAGTCGATCACGCTTCTCGACGACGAGGAGATCAACTGGCAGCCCTTCTGCTCGCTGACTCCCATCCCGATGCCCCACAAGTTCTTCGGCCTCTCCCTGGCCGATCAGGTCTCGGACCTCCAGCTCATTCGCTCGACGCTTCTGCGCCAGATGCTCGACAACATGTATCTGGTCAACAACGGCCGATACGAGGTGGTCGAGGGGGCGGTCGAGATGGACGACCTCCTGACCTCCCGGCCTGGCGGCATCGTCCGTGTACAGGCCCCGGGGATGGTGAATCCCCTGCCTACCCAGCCATTCAACCAGACGGTCTTCGGCCTGATGGAGTTCCTGGATGGGGTGAGAGAGACCCGCACTGGCATCACCCGCTACAACCAGGGCATCGACGCCCAGAGCCTGAACCACACGGCCACGGGCGTGTCCCAGATCATGAACGCCGCCTTCGCCCGGGTGGAGCTGATCGCCAGGATCTTCGCCGAGACCGGCGTGAAGGACATGTTCCGCAAGATGCTGAAGCTGATGGTCGAAGGGGGCATAAAGCCCCAGGTCATGCGGCTACGGGGAAAGTGGGTGGAAATAGACCCATCCACCTGGGACCCCGACATGGACGTGGAGATCCAGGTGGGCCTCGGGGTAGGCCAGGCCGGAGAGCGGATCGCCTTCCTGACCCAGCTCATGCAGGTCCAGGCCCAGATGGCCCAAAGCGGCCTGTCCAACATCGCTGGCCCTCGCGAGCTGTACAACGCGGCTTCAAAGATGGCCGAGGCCATGGGCTTCACGCTACCCGAGCAGTTCTTCGCCGACCCGGAGACCCGTCCCCCGCCGGAGCCCAAGCCCGATCCGGACATCGTGGAGAGCGAGCGCCGGGCCAAGGACAACGCCGCCGAGCGCGAGCTGAAGGCCGTCGAAGTGAAGGCGGACATGGCCGAGGCGAAGGTCCAGGCCGAGTTCCGGTTGCTGGAGCTGAAGGAAAAGATGAAGCTGGAGCGCGAGAAGATGAGGATGCAGGAACGCATCGAGATGGCGCGCATCAAATCGCAGAAGGAGATCGCTGCAGAAAACAGCGCATCGGAGGGTTCGGAATGAACGAATGGAAGAGTCTGGACGAGCTGAGGGACTACGTGCGGAGCCACTCTCACTACGACCCGAAGCAGCTCCTCAACACGATCAACAGCAAGGCCGGAGTCCACGACTGGGAGTCGCACCCGGACAAGGCTTCGAAGGCGGAGTCCGCACCGGCAGCGGCGAAGGTCGAGCCGAAGGCCAAGAAGAGCCTATTCACGAGGAAGCCCAGTGAAGACGAAGACTGAGAAGTTCCTGGCCAAGCCGAAGGTATGGGGTCGCCCGGACACCTTCAGTTCTGCCCCGACACAGAAGAAGGGCTACACGACGGTCTACACGGAGATCGACCCGCGCTCTATCCCTGGCGGAGAGATGGTCTCCCGAACTCGACGCAGGGGTGGAAGTAACGCGGAAAAGTCCTCGGAGTGGGGAGACGAGGGGATCAAGTAGAATGGGAGATGACGAAGTTCTTCGAAGGTCCCACGAAGCTGAAAGGGTAATGAATAACCCCGTGATTCAAGAGGCTTTCGATGCCGTTCGAGACAAGATCGAGCGAGTCTGGAAGAACTCCGCTGTTGGGGATACCGAGGTCAGAGAGAAGGCGTACTACATGCTCCACGCGCTGGAGGACGTACGCGTCCAGTTGACAACCTTCATCAACGGGGGCAAGGTCGTGGCGTATCAGCGCTCCAATGAAGAAGAAATGTTCCAGCGCGAGCGTGATATGAGGAAGTGGGATGGCAGCCCCGACGGGTCCCGATAGCGAAATCGTCAGTCGGCTGGAGAGCTTCCTAGAGGATGCTCCCCCTCCGCGCAGGGAAGAGGACGAGTCTCCCCGAGACGTTCGCCCCGAGGATCTGTCTGCGCCTCCCCACAAGAACGCCCTGTCCGCGGCAGAGGAAGCCGCCTCGCGTGATACCGATCAGCCTCCCTCAGAATCCGTAGAACCGGATGAAGAGATGGAGGAGGAGGCTCCCGAGGCAGCGGAGGCGGAGAGTGAAATAGACGGCGAGGCCCCCGAGGCTGCCATCGAAACACTCTCCGACCTCGCCCGCTCGTTCAACGTAGAAGAGTCGGTCATGCTCGACCAACTCCAGGTGGACATCGGAGACGAGAAGATCCCGCTGGCCAGGGTCATTTCGACCTATAAGGCTGCGCCAGAGGCCATCCGTAAGTACGAAGAGATACTGAGCATCGACCGCGACCTAGAGCGAGAGAAAGCACAGCTTCGTACAGAGCAGAACTCGCGACTCGCCGAACTCGCAGGCACCACCCAGGCCCTCATCGCCTCCGCGAACCAGGAGTTCTCGGACGTCGATTGGAAGTCCCTGGAAGTAGAGGACCCCGCTCGCTACCTGATACTTCGAGGCAAGCGAGAAGAGATGGGCAAGCTCATCGAGAACGCCATCGGGCAGGTGAAGCGTTCCGAGGAAGAGGCGCGAGCCGAGGCGTCACGACAGACGCAGGGCAACTACGAGAAGGAAGCCGCCGCGCTGATCTCGAAGATGCCCACCTGGGCGGAGCCCACTGCGGCCCGCCAGGCGATGACCGGCCTCCGATCTTTCCTGCGCGACTCAGGGTTCAAGGACGAAGAGATCAACGAGATCCAAGACCACCGGATGATTCTGGTTGCCTACCAGGCGAGCCAGTTGCATTCCATGAAGAGTGAAGCCCCTCAGAAACTAAAGAGGTTGCGCGAACTGCCGAGACCCACCCTGAAGGGTGGGGCCAGGCAGGATGACTTGCGCGTGACGGAGCAAAAGAAGAGAGAGCAGAACTTTGCTCGTCTCCGGAAGACCGGTGACGAACGAGATGCTGCTCGTCTCATGGAGGACTTGCTCTAATGGGTACTGCAATCGCCAATACTCAGGGTACGCACGATGTCATCGGCCAGAGGGAAGATCTCTCCGACATCATCTACAACATCTCGCCGACCGAGACGCCATTCATGATGATGATCGGCCGCGGAACCGCGACCAACATCACCCACGAGTGGCAGGTGGACGACCTGGCCACCGAGGACTTCGCGAATGCGCAGTCCGAGGGTGACGACTCCCCGGCGTTCCCGAACGCCCAGGAGACTCGTCGCGTAAGCAACGAGGCGCAGATCAGTCGCAAGCTGGTCATCGTCTCGGGCACCGTAGAGTCCGTGGACAAGGCCGGTCGCAAGTCGGAGTTGGCCTATCAGCTCGCGAAGCGCGCCAAGGAGCTGAAGCGGGACATGGAGTCGATCGTGATCGCAGGTCGCGCCACGGCATCCGCCGTTCCGCAGGCCCGCGCGATCGGTGCGGCCATCGACACGGTGCGCCGCCTGGCTCCCTACGAGACCTGGATGGTGGACAACGCCAGTCAGCCCGCGAGTCGCGCGACGGACGGGACGGGGACTGCAACTGCGGACGGCTTCCAGCCCACCGTGGCGAAGTCCCCGGTAGATGGCACGGCGCGCCCCTTCCTGGAGTCACAGCTCAAGGAAGTGATCCGCGAGTGCTGGCAGCAGGGCGGAGATCCCTCGGTCGTCATGGTCGGGCCTTTCAACAAGCAGGTGCTCTCGGGCTTCACCGGGAACGCGACGCGCTTCGATCGCTCCGAGGACATGCGCCTCGTCACAGCGGTCGATGTCTACGTCTCGGACTTCGGTGAGCACCGGGTAGTCCCGAACCGGTTCTCGCGAGACCGCTCGGCACTGGTGATCACTCCCAGGCTGTGGTCGATCGACTACCTGCGAGGCTTCCGCCAGTTCGCTCTGGCGAAGACCGGCGACGCGGAGAAGCGCCAGATCCTGGCGGAGTACACGCTCCGTTGCGGCAACTGCCGCGCTTCCGGGGTCGTTGCGGACCTGACCACCAGCTAGAAGTGAGAGGCTGGGGGCTTCGGCCCCCGGCCACTCGCGGAGGACCAACATGGCCGACATGCAGAGAGCGGACGACTTCGTCCTGCAGTTCAACGGATACGTGTGGACCACAGCCGGTGCGAAGTTCCTGGTAGTTCCGAGAAACTGCCAGATCATCAAGGTCTACACGATCGACACCGTCGCGACGACCATCGTTGACGACACACTCACGTTCACGAATGAGGCCGGAGTAGACCTAGACGACACCCATGTGATCCCGTTCACCGGTTCGGCGATCGGCCGTGTCGTTTCCACACACTTCCGACCGAACACGAAGAACTCATTCGCAGAAGGCGACGCGATCGAGTGGGACAGCTCTGGTGGGTCGACAGTAGGAACCGGCAATCTGACCATCGTCTGCCGGCCTCTCTAGGAGGTTCCTATGCACCCCTATCAGATTGCCGGGACGACAGTCCGTGGCTTCACGACAGACGACACAGTCAACACGTTGGCGGTACCGAACGATGCGAGCGGCAGGACCGCCCAGTACGTTCGGTTCAGCCTTGGAAGCGTCGCCGGTTTATTCAGCGTGGACACAGGAGAAGGCGTACCAACGGCCGCCACCATGGCGTTCATAGGAGGGCACTCTCCGGAGATCGTATTCACCGGAGGGTCGCCAAGCATCTATTTCGCAAGGATTACCGGCGGGACAGACATTCTCATCTCCGCGACTCCGGTAGAGCCCAGGATCTAGCCGTGCCCAAGTATGGGCTGATAGAGAACCTGGAGCGCTGGGGCTATCCCACCGAGAAGTATTCGTACGATCAAGAAGCGGATCGTATGACGGTGGACATCTCCCAGAACTACGCACCGTTCATCGACTACAACAAGCGCCTCCTGCGCGACGCGGACTACGACGGATACACGCCCTCCAGGGACCTACAGCGTGTCGCGACCATTCCTCCAATCATTATCGAGAAGTGGCTGCGCGAGGAGAACATCAACATCTACAAGGATGAGGACTGGCCGAAGGTCGTCCAGAAGCTGGACGATCCAGACTACCGCTGGCTGCGCTGTTCGGACGGCCACATCGGAAAGAAGCCAACCAGGAAGTTCTTCCGTGGGTCCACCACATGAGCAACTCTCCCGGCACTGGCCTGCTCACGTACAGCGACCTGATCAAGGCCGTCGAGGACTGGCTGTCGCGCTCCGATCTCACGGATCGCATCCCTGACTTCATCCGCCTCACCGAGGTAGAGCTTCAGCGCGACCTCAACATGAGGGAGCACGAGAAGGCCTTAGAGACGGCCTTCGTCGCAGGGCAGGATCACATCCAACTACCTGGCGACCACCTGTGGACTCGCCAGGTGCGTATCAACACAGACCCCATCCGCATGATGACGATCGTTGGTCTCGACAAGTTCAACGACGTTCGACAGAACCGGAACGGCCTGTCCCACCCTATCGCAGCCTGCCAGGTGGGAGACCGACTCATGCTGGCCCCGGCCCCTGCCGCAGCGGACCCGATCACGCTCTTCTACATGGCAGAGATCCAGCCTCTGTCGGACGACAACCAGCAGAACCAGATCACGCGCATCGCTCCAGACGCCCTGCTGTACGGTGCTCTCACCCATTCCGCTCCCTACATCGGAGACGACCCACGCATCCAGATCTGGTCCTCGTACTACGAGAAGGCGAAAGAGTCCTTCAAGCGCATGGAGTGGCGCAGCCGTACTGGTGGCGGCCCCCTGCACATCCGGCCTGACACGCAGCCGGACGACAGGCACAACATCGGGGGTGACTGATGATTAGCCGGCACGGATTCGGGCCGTACACTCCGGACCTGCCGCCTATCGTCAACCAGAAGGGCGTGACCATCGCGAAGAACGTGGTCCCCATCTCGGGTGGCTATGGTCCGCTCCCTAGCCTGTCGGACGTGGCAGGAGCCACCGCCCTGGACGCTCGCTGTAGGGGCGCCCTTGGTGGTATCGACTCCGGCGGCAATGCCTATAACTTCGCCGGAGACGCGTCGAAGCTGTACAGGCAGCGCGACGTCGGAGTCGAGGATGTATCCATCTCTACGGGGTACACGTCAACGATCGCCACCCGCTGGGAGTTCGTGATCTTCGGCGACGTTGTTATCGCTACGAACTTCAACGAGCCGATGCAGTATTACACGCTGCACACCTCGACAGCGTTCCAGGATCTTGTCGTGAAGTCCGAGAACCCTGGAATCCCGAAGGCTCGCCACATCGGGGTGATCGACCGCTTCCTGGTCGCCGGGAACATCTTCGACGCCAACGGTGTCGGCACGAACGTCCTGTCCTGGTCTGCGGTAGGGAACCCGTTCGGCTGGCCCGAGCGAGGAACTGATCTGGCCGTATCAGTCCAGTCGGATAACCAGCAGTTGGAGGGCCCTGGAGGTCGGATCAACGCTGTCGTATCTGGTGCCGAGGTGGGAGCAATCTTCCAGGAGCACGCCATCTGGCGCATGGACTACCGCGGTGGAGACGTGGTGTTCGAGCTGAATCGAGTCGAGCCGAACCGAGGACTGCTTGTCCCTGGGCTCGCACTCCCGGTTGGACGATTCGTCTTCTATCTCTCCGAGGACGGATTCTACCTGTTCGACTACACGTCGAGCACTCCGATTGGCAAGGACAGGGTAAACAAGACCTTCCTGGCAGACCTCGACGATAACTACTTCCACCGTGTGTCGGTAAGGCGACACCCGGACCAGACCCGCATCTTCGTGCTTTACCCGGGAGCAGGGAATGTACTAGGGACTCCGAACAGGCTCCTGATCTACGACTGGGCGCTGAACCAGTTCTCGTTCGCAGAGGTGACTGCCGAGCTGCTGACCGAGGTCGTAACCCCCAGCGTCACCCTCGATAGCGGCTCCGACCCGGACGACGTGGACGCAGTTGGAGAGCCAAGCTTCGACGCGAGGGTGGCCTCTGACGGCACCCATACGCTCGGGGCCTACAGCTCCTCCAACGTCCTGCAGTCCTTCACTGGGACCTCTCTGGTCGGGACGATCGAGACCGGGGACCTCGAACTTGCTCCTGGAGGCCGAAGCTTTGTCTCTGGAGTGAGGCCGCTCGTGGACGCGGTGGATGCCACTGTCCAGATCGCCGCCATGCCTCGCCGTAACTCTCCTGTGAGCTTCGGGAGAGTGTCTCCGCAGGATGACGACGGTTCGTGCCCCACCAGGGTCGATGGACGCTACCACCGGCTGAGGGTGAACCTACCCTCTGGGTGGGACAACGCGGTTGGGGTGGACGTCGAATTCAGGCCCTCGGGTACGCGATGAGCTTCAAGACAGAACACCGCAGCGTCTACGTCCCGGAGTTCTGGACGGGATCTCCCTCAGAACACATCCGCAAGGTGGCCAATTCTGTCAACCAGATCCTACGCGGCATGACGAACAACCACTTTACCATTACCCTGGAACCTGACGAAACTGCAACGGATATTCCCTACGAGGCCTGCAGGCCAGGGGTGTCTCCGCTGCTGACCCCACAGTCCGCTTCTGCCGCCACGTCCATGGCCTCGGGACTCATCTATGTCGAACCACAGACCGGGAACTGCAGGATCAACCATGACGCAAGCCCAGCAACAGACAGGAAGTTCTCCCTCGTCCTCATCGGCTGAGCTGAGGCTCGTCAACGCGAAGCTTCTCTCAGTCTGGGCGGACGCCCACGCTCGCGAGCACATCGAGCCGGCCTGCGACATGGCAGCCGGAGAGATCTCGGTGGACAACGCCATGGGGATGGTGAGCGACGAGCACGCCCAGCTCTGGGCTCTCATCCTGGGAGGCGAGTGGATCGCCACAATCATCACGGAGATCGCTGAGTACACCAGCGGGAAGCGGGTCTGCAGGATCATGCTGGCAGGCGCCGACAGCGTCCTCCCCTACCGATCAGGGGCTCTACCTCACATACCGACCGTCCTCAGGACCCTCGAAGACTTCGCGAGAGCGCATGACTGCACAGCCGTTCGCATGGACGGGAGGAAGACTCTGGGTAAGCTTTGCCCAGAGTACAAGGAAATCTACCGGTCCTTCGAGAAGGATCTGAGGCAGTAACATGGGTAGTGGATCTTCGGGCGGCAGCACCGCGACAACGAATGTCCCCTGGGGGCCCCAGGGTTCTCAGTACCAGAAGCTCTACGACTTCGCGTCCCCTCTCTTGGGCCAGCAGCTCCAGTATTACCCTGGCAGCACGGTTGCTGACAGGAGCCCCTGGCAGCAGCAGGCGAACCAGCAGGGCGCGCAGCAGGCTCTCGGTGGGTCCCCCTTCGTCCAAGCTGGGCAGCAGAACGCCCTACAGACCCAGCAGGGCCAGTTCCTCACGCCGGACTCCAATCCCTACCTGCGCAACACCTTCGATACCGCCTCGGAAGATGTCACCAGGGCCTACATGCGGACGGTCATGCCGAACATCGAGAGCCGCTTTGGAGGTGCCGGTCGTGGAGACCTGGTGAACAACCCCACCCAGTCCCCGCGCCCGACCTCTCAAACGGCCGCCAGGAACGACGCCCAGGCTGGCCTCAGCGACTCCCTCTCTCAGATGGCAGCGAACCTGTACGGGGGAAACTACCAGCAGGAGAGGGGACGCCAGTTGCAGGGCCAGGCACTCATCCCCGGGCTCCGGACCGAGGACTACCGGGACGTGGACCAGCTCCGACAGTCCGGCCGGGACGAGTTCGCGTACTCTCAGATCCAGCTCGACGACCTGATCAGCCGCTTCAACTTCGCCCAGCAGGAGCCCTACCAGCGTGGCCAGGGATTCCAGTCCCTCATCTCGCAGCCAGGCGGCGGCTACGGGTCGAGCTTCGGGAGCGGCGGACAGTCCAGCTCGCCTGGCGCCCTCCAGTACGCAGGACTCGGAACCAGCGCCCTGGGCCTGATCGGATCGCTGCTCGGGTCGGTCGTGCCTGGCGTTGGGACTGCCGCCGGAGGCCTCGGAGGCTCCGCGCTAGGAGCGACACTCGGCTACGGCGCCAGCATATTCTGATAGGAGATCGCCATGTTCAATCCCTGGGGAGTAGCCCAGCAGCAGCAGACCCTGCCCGCGTTGCGTCCTCCCGGGTTCGGCGACCTCGCTGGGCAATATGCCCCAAACCAGGCTGGACCCATGCAGCAGCAGCGCCAGCCACAGATTAGTCCTGGCTTCATGAGCTACCTGCAGAACCCCCACGTCAAGGGGATCTTCGACGCCATGATGGACGTCGGCACGGGCATGACCCAGGTCCAGCCCGGCAGCGGAGATCTGTCTCCGATCAGCCTCGGGATGCAGCGTGGCTCAAGGCGCATCGGAGAGCAGGAAGAACTGCAGCGCGGCGACGACTTCCGCAGCTATCTCCACTCCAGGATGGGGGAGATCGACACCAGCACCGAGCAGGGCATGGACGCGATGACCCGCCTCCAGGCTCTCTACGCCTACTCAGAGAAGGCTCCGGGCCTGATCCCGTCCCTGCTGAACGGGATGAACCAGGGCAACTGGATGGAGAAGATGAACTACTCGGAGGCTTTGCGCAGGAGCAGGCCTCGGGCTGGGGATCAGCGACGGTTCTCGGACGTTCAGACAGCGAACAACGCCTTCCTCGCGATGGAGCCCGATGTTCAGCAGAGCATCCTGGAGAGTCCCCAGAACTACTCCATCTACATGGAGAAGAACGGCCACCTCCTGTTCGATCCGACCTGGGGAATCCTTCGGGACCATCGGCAGCGGCTCACCGAGGAGCCCAAAGAGTCCGGTGGTGGAGCCTGGAGCGCGATCAGCGGAGCAGCGAGCGGTCTGGTCGATTACTTCGTAGGCGGTGACGAGCCGGAAGCGCCCGCCGCAGCCCCGACCTCCGAAGACGCTGGCAATCCGTACGCGATCAAGAAGAGCAAGGGCGGGAGGTACGAGCTGAAGTAATGGGCTCCTACAAGCTCGGGAAATACTCGTTCGAGATCGACGGCGACGCGCCCACGGAAGCAGAAATTGGCGAGATGCGCGGAGCGTTCGAGCGAGCGGGACAGGCATTCCCCGAGCAGACGGGTCCTTCGGCTGGCGGGCTCTCCGCAATCGAGGCTCGCGTCCGAGAGAAGTTCGGGCTCACTTCGCCTCAACAGCAGGCGGCTCCGCCCCAGAGGCCCGAGCCGCAAGGGTTCGCTGGGCGCAGGCAGAGCACCCAGGAGGCACCGACCGCACCGTTCATGGAGTCGTTCATGGGAGGAGTGAAGCGGCTCCCTGGCGTACTGGGCGCCGACGCGAAGCGATCCTTGATGGGGATGCACGAATACATGATGAACCCAGAGCTGAAGTACGGGGAGGGTTACCGGTCGTTCGCGAGTGGTTTCAAGCCCACCATGGACTCCATGTTCGGGACTCCCGATGAGAGAGCCGGGGCAACGAATGAATCCCGCATAAATCAATGGAAAGGCCTGATCGACGGGCTGATCGGCGCGCAGTGAGATGGCAGAGTACGAAGACCTCTTTTCAGACCCGGACTTCCGGTCTCTTCCGGCAGATCGCCAGCGGTCCGTCCTCTCGGAGATGGACGCCGACTTCGCCGGTCTCGATCAGGCTGCTCAGGATTCGATGCTCTCGGAGAAGATCTCCTCGACTGAGCGTGGTACTGACTACCTCGGAGAGCTGAAGCGCGGCGCCATCCAGAGCGGCGCCAACATGAAACACCTCGCTGCGAACCTGACCGAACTCGTCGGGATGGGCGACACGGCGCAGCGCCTGCGAGAAGAGCAAGCGGCCCTCGAAGAAGAGGCCGAGCCTCCGCAGGATCGCTACACGTCCGAGTATCTCGCCTATGTGATGGGCGGCCTTCCTGCGAATCTCGCCGCTGCCGCGCTGTTCGTCGAAGCCGCCTCTATGGGACTGCCCGCCTGGGCTGCCGCTCCTGTCGGGTTCGGTGCCCTTGGGGCACTCGGTGCTGCCGATCAGGGTCCCGAGGCAGCCGCCAAGGCAGGCGCTATGGAGGGAGCGTTCGGCGCTCTGTTCCCGCTTTCGCAGCACATGAACCGGGCGATCCGCGGGCCTCTCATCGGCGCCGCTGCCTACGGGATGGGAGAGGGTGGCGACCAACCGACAGATCAGCGCCTGACAGACGCTGCTGTGATGGGCGTGCTCGGTGGTCTGCCCGGCAGGCGCCCCATCATGGACCCGCTGCGCAGGCTCGGATTCCGAGACAGGGCGATGGAGAAGGCGATCGAGTCCGGCTCAACCTCGTCGGAGCACATCGTAGAGTCCGTCGAGCAGTCCGGCGTTGAGCTGGCGGCCAAAGAGCTGTCCAGGGCTGAGTTCAGGGCTGAGCAGAACGGTCCTGGTGTTCCCGAGGACAACGTCTACATCTACGACTTTCAGGCAAGAGAGCCTCAACTCTCGCGTAGGGGCTCGGATGAGGTCGTCACGAGGGGTGCGGCATCGGAAGAGACCCCTGCGCGAGAGCCTGTCGAAGGGGAGGTTCTTCCCCATGCGCTCGACATGCCCGGAGAGATCGCCAGGCGTGGTGGAGACAGCGGGGAGCGCGTCGAGGCTCGTCTCGTCATCGGGAAGGAAGACGTCCGCAGGGATGTCGTCGAGGAGTACGAGAGGATCAACGGACCCGGTAGCTTCCCTGACGTAGAGGCGGACCTCCTGAAGAACGCGATACCCGGCGTGAACAACCCTGGCATACAGGACGTC